GACATTACTTTAGCATGTGGGTTACGTACTTTGGCAACCTCTTTTGCTTCTTGGTAGTCACGTGCTTCAACAAACTCACTATAGACCTTGCCAGCAACGTAGAGTTTTACTTCACACTTCATAATTTAAAAGGACAAGTTCCTTACGAGACGCTTGATCTGTATTATAGCACCCCACAGACCTCATGGTGTAAGTATGTGCAAATTCCGCAACTGTCCACTCGCTGAAACGATCCTTAACAATTTGGTTTGAATTGTAAGATATTAACTGCCGAGCAGTATAATGATCACAATCATAAGCAAACTGATCATGATTAAAGGACTTGTGCATACCACCCTTCTTACCATAGAGATTGTCTTTAATATCGTAGGGTGGATCAAGATAAATGAATACATCTTTCTCGTCTCCTAAGAGTCTTTCGTAAGAAAGATTGGTGATTGTCCAGTCTTTAATGAGTTCTGAGTACTCGCTAAGTTTTTCGATTCCTCGAAAGGAGAAGTTGGACTCTGATGCTTGTGGAGAAAATGATGAAGACTCAGTGAGGCCACTGAAGCTACACTTATTAACGATATAAAAAGCGATGGCACGATCAAGGTTAGATTTTTCTTTGTCATTCACATCCTCCTTTGAATCATTAAATAAAGTTCTTGCAGTCTCACGATCAGGATGCATATTCTTCTTAGAGAGTATAGCATCTTCGAGATCTTGACCATTGTCTCTGAGTTCACACCAGAAATTATAAAGAGGTTCGTACAGGTCATTGACCCATACCTCAATGTGAGGATACCTCTTTGTAATTTCTAATGCTACTGACCCACCACCTAAGAATGGTTCTCTAAACTGTTTTACCTGGGTAAGGTCTGGGAGGAACTGCAACAACTTTGGGACTGCTCTGCTCTTCCCTCCTGGATATCTGAGTGGTGTCTTTAGACTCTTTGATGTTATTGGCATTGTAAGGATTTGGTCGCTTTAATTCAGTCATGGGAAACTCCACTTGCTAAAGTAATTTAGCACACTTTATAGGAATTCGCAAGTCATCATAATTTCTGTTAAACATGCAAGCATGTTGATCTCTTGGTCAGGGACGTTTGAGATATCTCTCATGTACTTTGCGATAACTAACACAGCTTCTGGAATTGAAGCAGGTTTTAACACGTCATATAAATTGTCATAAATCTTACGCATTATCATGCTAGGATCATTATCCATGTGTTGAACTACCCATGTTTTTACAGTCTTGAAATCTTTCTGCTTCAATGCCGTAAGAAGATGATCGAAATTAACATCAGCAACGTCCACGAGGATAGCACTATCGATGGCTCCATTTGCAGCGTACCGTTGACACTCGTTAATAAGACGACGATAATCGGGATAGTAACGACTAATGAGTTTAGCAACAACTTTGTCTTCAAACTTAACTTCTTCATTTTTTAAAATCCATCTAAGACGATCAAAGAATTGTTTCTGCAACTCTAACTTCTGACCATTCTTTACACGAAAATCAACCACCGTACACCTAGAGTGTAGTGGTTCAATAATCTTATTAATAAAGTTGCAAGTAAATATAAACCTACAGTTATTGTGGAACTCCTCCACAGCACTTCTAAGCGAGAGTTGTACATCATTGGTTGTATTGTCTGCCTCATCTATAATAACGACCTTGTGGGACGCACCAGATGTCAGAGACACAGTAGATGCGAACGTCCTGATCCTGTTCCTAACAGTGTCAAGGAACCTACCCTCATCAGATCCATTGATCATAATGTAGGATGCACCAATCTCTTCACATAAAGCTTTGGCAATAGTTGTTTTACCTACACCAGCAGATCCACTGAGTAATAGGTTTGGAAGTTCTCTCTGGAATACAAATCCATGAAAGACCTTCTTTATACTGTCTGGTAAGATGCAGTCCTCAACAATAGTAGGACGGTACTTCTCAACCCATAAAAAATCTTTGTTCATTAAACGCACCAGGTAACCCAAGAATAACGTATACCACCTGTCACTGTCGTGACTTCGTGTGGAAATAAAAACACAGAAGGGAACGCAACAACATCACCCTTCTTCAAATCAACCCGATACTCATTCCAGAAAAGTAAGTCTCCTCCTTCATAATCATCATTAAGTACACCAATGAGACTGGTGGTAGGAATACCACGAACATTACCATCAAACATATCATGAATATGATCGTGGTGTGGTTCAATAGATTCACCAACAGAATACTTGTTGAACTTCATGTCACCTGTAGTTGACCAGAAAATATCAGAATTGGTATTCTCTTTAACAAAATACTTTTTGTTATATTCGAGACAGAGATCTCTAATATATGGGAAGACTTTCTGGCGACACTTTTCATTCTTTACTGTTTGAAAATCTCCTTTACTATAAGAAGATTGTTCCTTTGCATCGTACCAACCGTGATCTTCCCACCTATCTTTCTTCTCTAATCTCTTAATTACACTATCACATACATCCTCTGGTAGAAGATTCATTTTAAAAATGTAATCTTTGAGATGAGGATATTTTAAACTCACGGTTCCAATGCGATATAATATGTGAGATCTGTATCAAGATTAGTCCACTCAGAAATCAACTGAGAAGATACCTTCACAGAATAATTACCTGGTACTAATCTAATGTTCTCAATCTTAACATCAAGAGAGAACTCACCTTCAAAATCTCCAGTAGCATCTTGCTCATATGTGTTACTGGTATCATTCTCCTTGTCCCTAAGAATCAATTTGATGCTTCCTTTAGTAGTATCAAATGTAAGGTCAGGTAGATCATATACAGATGATGCTTTCTGCAATGCAAAAAGATCCTCAGCAGTAATGCTGAATGATATATCTCCACCAGGAAACTTTACATTTTTTTCAGGAGCAGACTTGAGCGTAATCTCAGGGTCACTAAAATAATACTTAGCAGAGCGACCACCGCCACGAATAGTGACAAAATCCCCAGAGGTGAAGTCCAGTTGAGGATTGTCAAACAGAGAGATACCTGAAAGAAACTGGCCAAGATCATATATAGCGAAGTCAGTTGGAAAGCTTTCTTCACTAGTATACTTTGCGAGGATGTTCTCTGCATTGCTGATGGTTCTGATAACATTACCCTTCCTAAAAACAATAGATGAATTAATCGTACTATAGTTCTTAAGCACGTTTAATGTTTGTGTCGATAGAGTTACTTTACTCATTTGTCGTAATCAACTGTGAATGATGTGGATCCAGTGTTAATGGATGCTGCCTTAGCAGCCTTGTCATTAAAGTGTAGCAAAAGAAGACCATAGTGAATGATCTTTATGATGTCCTTACGTGCTGAACCTTTACGATCATAACGTGATGCATACTTAAGGACATTACTCCTACAGAATGCTTCAGCATCACCTACAGAATCAATGAGGTCAAGAGTCTGAACGTTTCCGACAGAATAATGACCTCTGTAAGTATTGCTGATATAATCGCTGATCTCCTTCAGCAATTCATCTTCATTGTATTTCATCAAGGTGTCCATACATAATTAATGTCTTCATAATAGCACTCTTTCAGTGAACCGTCAAGATTTACAATTGAAATCTTATCATTCTGAACCTTGACGACTCTGGCAGAAGCACCTCCCTTAAGGGAGATGACACTGCCTATAAACCTGCAATCACCTGACTTCATCATGACTCCTCCTGATCTACTTCAGCATCTATCTTATCATACAAGTCAAGGAATGACTGCTTTGTTTCATCATCGAAACGATTGATGCAGAGTTTAATTGCCTTCATACGATCCTGCCAGATTGCGAATGCACGGATCACGTGTACCAAACGACGAGTTGAAATAACCTCATCGATACCACCATCCTTGAATGTTCTACGGATGATGTCTGCCCAGTTAGCAAGGTGTACACAGAACTCCTCATCTAAAGCACCAAGATTACCAGCAACCTTCTCAAGGATCTTCTGTTCTGTTTTAACAGATGGATAATCCTGCTCAAAGGTCAATGCGAATCTCTCTAGGAATGCTTCATTGAGAACATTAGTTCCTATGAACCTACCATCATCAGATCCCTTACCTTTAGTGTTAGCAGTTGCGATAACATTAAAGCCTGGTGATCTCTTAACGTACCTACCAATCTTCTTCAGGAATACACCTTTACCTTCAAGGATAGACTGAAGACATAGAATTTTATTCGAAGCAAGGTCAACTTCATCTAGAAGCAACACTGCTCCCCTCTCCAAAGCTTCCACCACAGGTCCGTTGTGCCAAGCAGTTTGGCCATTAACAAGACGGAACCCACCAATAAGATCATCTTCATCGGTTTCAATGGTGATATTTACACGAATGAGTTCTCTATTTAGTTGAGCACACGCTTGTTCTACACCCAGAGTCTTACCATTACCAGAAAGACCAGTAATGAATGTAGGGTAGAAGAGTTTACTGTTAATAATTTTCTTTACATCAGAGAAGTTACCAAAAGGAACAAAGTTTGGATCCTTTGATGGTACTAGGTTCTGTACTTCCTGTGGAATAACAGCAGGAGCAGTAATCTGACGTTCTAGATTTTCTTTTACATCCTCAAGAGACCATGTACCACGCTTTACATAATACTTACGAATCCTCTTGACTGTAGATGCATAACCAATTCCAAAATGACTTGCTGCTTCACGTACGTGGTCTGCATTTACTTCTGTACCATTGTTATCGATTAGGTACTTAACCAATTGTTTTGTAGTTAGTGGATTCTTCGCTGGCATTTGCTTGTTTGTTTGTTATGTACTAATGATAGTAAAAAACCCCTTCGTTGTGAAGGGGTTGTGTGTCACTTCTTCAACTGGATCACTGTACCGTCTTTGGTGGTTACCGTTGCTTCAGTGAACCTATCAATTATACGATCAACAACAGAAAAAGCTTCCTCAGTAGGGGGTGACTGAGTTACAGTAGTATCTGCCTTAAAAGCATAAGCAGGTTGTGGGATGGGTGCTCTCTTTTCAACAGGTAGAACTACTTCCTCGTAAATATCGAATGGTAGTTTAACCTGTTCTTCTGAAACCTGAGCACTTCTACCGAAGTAAGAAGGATTGCTAACCCTGAATTCTGCGAAGATAGGGTCTTCGTTCTTAGTTGTATTCCAGATACAACTTAAACGTTTCGCCACATCATCCCAGTCCTTCTCTTGCATTTCATCAAATGCAGCAGGATAGTTTTCCCTGAAATATGACTTAGCACATTTCTTTATGTACCTCACCTGAGTACCATTAGGCTTTCGGTGGATTTGACGTTGGAGAGCTGCAATTAGAATCTTTCCGATATGCAAAGTTTCATAATTGCGAAATTCTCTACACAACTGTTTGAGTTTTCTCATAGATTTTGTGAGATTCGGCCTGTTTGATTAAGTATAATACTGAAAAGGGTATTTGTCAAGCAACATACCCAATGAAAGAGTTCAACAGTTTCTTGTTTGTTGACTTAGACTTCAGCATCTTTTTGAAAGCACGAGATATGTCTGCTTTCTTTGCTCCCGATTCTACCTTGAACTCTGTATCAGTGTCAAGGGCGGTTTGCTGTATAGCATAGAGAGCAGTGTATCCTAGTGGGTTTGGAACAATGACGGACTTGTCCTTTCTCCACTGTGACTGGATTCTTTCGTAGTTCTGATGATTATCAGAGTATCTGCAAACGAATTCATTAAGGCGATTGCCACTAAGAATTCTAAATCCAATAACATTAACACCAGCGTTACGATCACGAAGTTGTTCGAGTAACTGGTTAGTTAAACCATAGTATGAGTTGGATAGAGGCTTGTATACTATTCCAGTCTTACGATCACGGAGTGCATTAAACCCACCGATTGTACTGCAATAGATTTTATCCTCACCTTCTCTATTAGTCTTTCTACCATATCCTGATCTTGCTCCTTCGCCATCTGTAAGAATACATACGTTTACTTTCTCAAGATCATTCTTCTTTCTAAAAGATGGAATGATATAGTTAAGCATAACGATTGCTTCATTCAATGGTGTACCAGACAGTTGTAAACCTTCTGGAATTTGATAGCATGATCCACGATGATCTAAAGCATATGTGCAACGATACATGTTCTTGCACTGTCTTTCATAATCACGTGAATTACTACGAGATGAGATAACGTTTAATAGATTAAACTCACCATTTCTAATATAGAATTCACCTTCTACAGGTTGATTCTTATTATCAGAATCATAGTACCAGTAAGCACGTGCTTCAGGATTGTTGTCCCTAATCATTTGAACAACTCTCCACTCATTAGTGAAAGCATATACTTCAAATGGTATACTAACCTTCTTACAGAATGCTGTCAAGTTTAGGATCTGCTTTAAGGTTGCATGGATCTGATCTGTCATAGAACCAGACCAATCAAGAAGGAAAATTAAACCATGATTCTTGCCATCAGGTACTACAGAGATCTTCTTAAAGATGTCCTCATTGTACATGTAAGTATGAAGCTTACTTGTATCAATAACACCAGTCTTAGATGTAGTAGCACGTGCATAAGCACTAGCAGACTTACGGCATTCAAATTCTTTTACAAGATAGTTAACTTCTTTCTGTGCCTCTTGTCTATACTCTCTATAAGATTGATCTGCATCATCAAGACCTTCTTGTCTCCAGTATAGAGTACCATCTTCTCCTCTAGATTCTCTTGGTGGATCTTGTGCTTCAAAACGCTCATCAATCCACTCATGAATTTCTTTCCAATCTACAAGATAATCATCTAACTTAACACTACTTGGAATTTCAAAGTATCCAATGTTATGTCCGTTACCTTGACTCAATCCTGAAGAATTAGAATCGAAAGACTTCTGTGTTCTAGAAGTATCAATGTCCTGACCACCTTGAGAACCTTGAGCACCTGCTCCACCTGAAGAACCAGAACCAGAAGATGGACCTTCCTCTCCATCTTCACCTTCACCTTCACCACCCTCTTTATAAGAAGGTGTATCTAAATCTGCTTTCTCTTCATTCTTTTCTTCACCAGGTGTTTTGTACTCTTGCTCACCTTCACCTTCTTCTTCACCTTCTCCACCTCCAGATGGAACATTCATTTTCTGTGCATCTGCTGCTTGATCTGCTGCTTGATCTGCTTTTGCTTTACCATAAATCTCACCTGCTAATGCACATACTTCTTCAAAGGTTTCAGTTTGTGCAACCTTCTCTAAGAATACCTGCTCTGATTCTGAGAAAGGAACCATTGCATAAGGACCAAGTTTGTAATGAAGATTGATACGATCAATGAATAAAACATCATCATAGTCAACATCTTTAACTTCAAAGAAATCTTGATCATTAAGTTCTTTGTAACCTGCATTAAAACTTTTCTTAAGACCAGGATACTTACGCTTCATCAATTTCTCAATGCGAACATCTTCAACGACATTCACATAATCCATTGGACACTGAACATAGTCAGTATAATCTTCGTTAGGAGTATATAAAGCATGTCCAACCTCATGTCCAACAAGCATATCATATACTTCACCAGATGCTTTCTCCCACTGAGGAAGTTGAAGTACCCTACGATCTACGTCAAAAGATGCAGTCTGGATATCTCCTCTATGCTCAACAATAAGATTCTCTGTTGCTAGAAGTCTTGCGAGATTTCCTTTGATCTCCTGTCTTGTGATTTGTCTGTAACTGTCGTAGTACATGCGTTTCTTTATTTGATATACCTAGTATACACAGAAAATTATGCTAGCCAACCAGTGCATGTGTCACTTCGTGAACTGTCTCCTCTAGTCTGGAGAAGTTCTTATCTTTGGTCACATTGATAGTTCTGTCAAACTTGTCATTCAATGCTTCCTTATGACTGATCACAAATACATTTGTGCTATCATCGAAATTACGTAAGATCCAACCAAGATCAGAAGCACCAGATTGGTCAAGAGAGCTGTCAAAGATTTCATCTAAAATAAGAAGGTTTGTATCCACGCTATTCTTAAGCTTAGCAACGCTTCGCCAAGTAAGCAACAATGCTATATCGATACGTGCCTTTTCTCCTTCACTAAAAGACTCATATGTAAACACGTCCCTATATCTAGACTTAATAGTTTCTTCAAAGTTCTCATCTAAAGTAAAATTAACATAGAAATCCATACTCTGTAAGAACTGATTAATCATCTTATTCATTGTAGGAAGATAAGTCTTAATGATTCTAGTCTTAATACCACTGTCCTTTAACAAAGCAGTAGCAGCACCAAGAACATCTCTGTCCTTCTTACAGTTAGTATTATTCTGCCTTACTTCTTTCTTCTCATTTACAAGAGTCTCAAGTTTAACAAACTCTGCTTTCTTATCTGGATTAGAACCTTCAAGATCTTTGATCTCCGCTTGAACATCAGTGATAGACTTACGAATGGAAACCAACTTATAGTTAACCTGATTCATAGATGAATTAACATCAGTAATGTTCCTAGACAGTTCTACAAACTTTGTATGTCTTTCTTTCTCTTGTTCTATAGCTTCCTCTAACTCAGACTTACCACTATTCATATCATTGATCTTTGTTTCCAAAGCACCAGTCATAGCAAAAGCAAAATTCTTTTCTACCTCTTGATGACAAGTAGGACATTCTTCATTCTCTTTAAAGAATTTGTGCTCCTTCTCACACGTCTGTAACTTTTGTTGTAATTTTATTAAGATAGTATTTAATTTACTGAGCTTGTCAACAGATTGTGCATAATTCTCCATTTCTTTATGCAACAAGTGAGCTTCTTTTGCTAAAATCTCAATTTCTTTCGTTGACTGTTCATTTTCTGTTTCATACTCTTTTATCTTTTCTTCTTTTTTTACGATCTCTTCTTTGTTCTTCTTCTCCAATTCAAACATATATTTCTTCTGAAGATCTATCTTCTCTGTAAGAAGATGTAACTGGTAATCTAGATCTTTAATCTCATTAGCATTCTCTCTGATCCTATCCTTCAATCTACCATTCATTATAGAGAATACTTGAATATCTAAGATGTCTTCAATGATCTCTCTACGTTGTGGTAAAGGCAAACGCATAAAAGGAACGAAGGTACTAGATCCTAACACTACAATCTGTGTAAAAGACTTGTAGTTCATCTTCAATACATTCTGTTCAAAGTTCTTCTGCTGCTCTACAAGAGTTGACTCTTGATTCCACATCTGACCATTACAATAGATCTCAAATCTATTTGGTTTAGTACCACGTATTAATTTGTATTCATTATTCCCAATAGTAAACTCAATCTCTGCAATGAGGTTACCTTGATTGACGCTGTTAACCAGCATTCCTTTATTAATTTTACGGAACGGTTTTCCGAACAAAGTATATGTCAGAGCATCTAGGATCGTACTCTTACCTGATCCATTAGTACCAACAATTAAAGTATTTCTTGTCGCAGAGAGATCTACTTCACTAAACGTGTTTCCCGTGCTCAGGAGGTTCTTCCAACGGATCTTTCGGAAAGTGATCATAGGTATCGGGAGGGACTATGAAGTCGTCAGTGGTTATAATACTATATCTTTGACCAGACATCGAGCAGGCTTGTACCATTTGTTCAAGCTGCACATTCACAACGTCCAGTTTTGGGTTTTCTTCGTCAACACCTAGAAGATGTACATACCGAAAAGCATCCTCTCTGTTCTCAAAGATAGGGATGATACGATCATCATCCTCATCCAGAACAGAGTACACACCTTGTGGATGGTCTTTTAAAGTGATGACAAACATAGAATGGTGTCAAGATACTTCACACGCTTCTATGTATAGAGATTGCATGAGGGTCTTTAGGTCGGATTTATCCACCTGTAGATCTACCTCATCAATATACTCACCTAATAATGTTAAGGTGTCTTTTACGTTCAATTCTACATCATCATCTACCTTCGTGTCAACCAGCTTTTCAATAATTTTTACATCATGAGCACCGTTGAGGTAGAGTCCATCAATTAAATTCTCAAATTCTTCTAGTCTAGACTTCTCTTCTACTACGACTTTAACATACTGATCCTTATGGATAGAGGTATCATACTTAGTAAAGTCATGTGTGTTATCATTATAGAATACCTTAGCAAACATCTCAAAAGGATTTTTGATGTATGTCAGTCTATCAATATCTGTATCATATATGTGGAACCCTCTAGTATCTGCATAATCATTCCAGAACATCTGGTATGGGTTACCTAAGTATTGGATATTACCATGCTTAGACTTGTGATGAAAGTGTCCAGACCATACACGATTAAACTTTTTGAAATCTGCTGACTTGAATCCACCATTAAACTTATGACCTGCCATTACTTCAAAGCCATCTATCTCTAAATGACCAGCACAGATAGGAGCATCTGATTTCTGTATCGCTTCAACTGCTTCAGCACGATTGCCTGAATTAATCCATGGCAATAAAAGAAACTCCTTACCACCTAATGTAAGACTAGTTGGTTTAGAGTAGATAGTTATATTATTATACTCTTGCAATAATAGTTCTGGGGAATTGATCCTATTGGTATTTTTATAATAGGTACAATGATTCCCTAGAATCATGTGTACATCATACCTTTCAAGTCTGTCGAAATAATCAGCCTTAATCCTTGCGAAAGTACTATAATCCATAGACTTTCGATTATCAAATGTGTCACCAAGATCAAGGATGGTATCGATACCGTGTTTCTCAAGTGTTGGGAAAAATATTTCATCGTAAAATTTGTAAAAGTAATTCCAGAAGGCTTTAGAACCCTTCCTTCCATCTAAATGCTGATCTGTAATGACTGCTATCTTCATAAGATAGTCCACCTCAGTTTGGTATTGATATTATATACTGCTCTAGACTGTGGGTACAGTTCTCTCAGTTTTTTAACTACGCATAATTGTACTTCAAGCATTGTCTTCCTCACAATTTGGATTTAAGTCTTCTACCATTGTACCACCTATATCAGATCCTGCATCCATTCCCATCATCGTAGCAGCACCAGCAAGTACCCAACCGACAAAAGGAACAGAGGCAAGAGTAGGAGCGACAGCAGCACCAACGCTAGCCCCGACAAGTCTTCCCGACTGCTCTCCTCCACCGACCGCCTTGATACAGGCGACAGACTTTTTTGATTGTTCGTCTGCACTATGTCTTTGATCGGTATGCCTTGTGCCGTCCATTGTATATTCTTCTGTGATTTTGTGAACGTTGTTACCCAATCCCAGAAAGCCACCTTTCTTCTTTACATCCCTTTCCACACGCATCACTTTAGGATCATTAGCTTTATAGGTCACACTGTATCCATCTTCACCTACACTTGCTTGATAGGAAGTATAAGGTCCAACTGGAAAATTAATTGTTGGCAACCTACTAGGTCGATTAGCAATCATACCAATCATACCAATATGGGACAACCCTAAGACTGCCCCTAAACTTATACCAACCCACTTACCTGTACTCATTTTTTCTGCTGTATAATAATACGATTGTTCTCATAGTCTGCTTTGAATTCTAATTCGACATCATGTTCCCACATGAGTTCTTCATACAATGCATTAAGTCTATCCATATCTTCCCAAAGGTTATTAATATGGTCGGGCAGGTGATCATCAATCATGTCGTTTCCTCACTGGTACTTCGATTGTCCATGCAGGACAAGATAATTCGACCAGATCAAAGTTCTTTTCAAATTCCTTCTTCCGTTTCTTTGCTTCAGCTTCCCTTTTGTTAAGTTCTGCTTCACGTCCAGGTTCAGGTTGAATCTCGCCATAGTGTTTGTCTGTCCAGATTTCTGGATGCTCATGGCAATCATAGAACTGAAGGATAGCACTATCAACCATGTGATAAAGTGTATCCCAAGTTAAATCAGATCGTAATCGTTCTGCTATATAGTCGATTTGATTATCTGTCATGGACACATCATCATCCTTAAACAGAAACTCTCCTCTCACTG